TTAGTTATGAATTGACATTCATGTTCTCGTTTAAACATCTCGGGACTCATAGTCTCTTTCATGATGGCTACTCGTTCTTTCTGACCCGGATGCATGGTATGATCAATCATAATACGAGCGGCTTGATACTTAATTGGATCTGACCATAGCTTGTAAAATACACCCTCATTATAATTAGGAGTGCTTGCGATTACTGCCTTTCCACCATATATTTGATTGATACCAACTAAGTATTCTACGTGTTGATCACTGCTATATGAAATAAAGCTGGCATTATCAATAATCAGGGTATCAACAGTCATACCCCTACATGCATTTTCATTGGCGGTAAACGCCACTATACGGCAACCATTATCAAATTCAATTCTCGATGCATTAGCTGTAGTCATTTTCGGTAGCCATACCACCGTGTGATTGAACATGAATCTAATACGTGCTATGATTTCCTTAGCCGATGTAAAACTGTTAGACAAAATTGCTATGGTTTTGTCAGCACGGTAGCTTGACAGCCATAACGCATAGGCACATAGCATCGTTGTGGTGCCCATCTGGCGTGCTGAATTAATGATAGTGAAGTCGCTATGCTGTAACACACTCGCAAGCATGGTTTGGTACGAATATGCAGCAAAGGGAATTATTCCCTTTATTGGATGTTCAAACATGCAATGTGGTAAGAACGCGTTGAAATCGTCGTGATAATTTACCAACTTCTCATATGGCTTTTCTAGGAAAGATTCAAGTTCTTTTGTGGCTTGAATGATGGTACTCATATCAGTAGAGCCAGTTATTTGTTTGGCGTGATTGAGTAGGTTGAGGCGTTTTTCGATTGACATTATTGTTCTCCTTTATCAATTTCTGTATCGGAAGCACCGTCATTTCTGCGGTGTACCGATATTTAGTTGGAGAACAATCAGTCAAGAAGATAGCGAGCACGGTGCTCGCTATCTTTAATTAATTACTTGCTGGCAATCCAGTAGTATTGATCGTTGAATTGCAGCTCTTGTCCAGCTTCCAAGTCAATCGGATAGAAATCGATAATATCCCAATATGACTTGAGTACTGCTTCAACTCCACTAATTGTTTGATTCCAAGTAAGACCAGATGCGGCTAATCTGGTCTTACCTTCGTCGCCATGTTGATCTTCATCCCAAGGCTCAGTGTAAGTAGTTACATCATAGTCTTGCTTATCACTATGACATCCAATTACAAATTCTTCATCTTTCTGAAAAATACCAACGTTTGTTGCTTTTGTACCATCAGCAAGCATTACCCTTTTATAGGTCATGAATTGAATATTGGTGCCATCAAACATGTATTTGACCGGGTCAATCATTTTCCGTTGATCGGCCGTGAACATAAACTTGTCGTATAGAACTGGTAGTGGCTTGCCAAATACAAACGACTGGATTGCTGCTGCGATACCCATGACTGATCCTAGTGGAATAAAAGTGTTGCCAGTCTACTACCTAATTGGCAACGCGTGTTGTTATTCTTCGTCTTCGTCTTCCAATACTGCTTCTGGCAATCCCGCAAGCTTGCGATACTCAACACATAGTTCGGCAGCCATTGATTGCAAATCGTACCACGTACTCCAGTCTTCAATCACATCTCGGTTTGCAAGTTGTTCAAGACGTTCTAACGTCCACATGCTAATAGCCATACTATTCTCCGTTAAACTAAATTGTCACGCATGATATGCCATGCATTGTTCCAGGTCCATTTTGTTCTTGCCGCTACCGCACAAGCTTTTCTATCAAGCGTCAATGCTTCGCCAATTGCCTTTTCGATATTGTCATTCATGTAACCAGTAACATCTTGATCAATGACATCGATAGGACCAGTTACGGGAAAGGCGGCAACTGGGGTACCCATATACATGGATTCGATCATTACTAAGCCAAACGTATCAGCTAGGCTTGGGAATACCATAACTTCAGCATCACGATACTCGGCAGCCAGTTCTTTGCCCTTCTTAACACCAACAAATTTTACATGCGGGTATTTGGCTTTTAGTTCTGTCAAATATGGGCCATCACCAACGATAGTAAGTTCATATTTGACTGGATCCAAAGCACAGATTACATCGAGGTTCTTTTCCTTACTGATCCGCCCGACGCTTACCAATTTGATCGGATCAAGCGCAGTAACTTCGAATGGTTCATATCTGGGAAAGTCATATACTTCGACATTCACTCCACGAGTCCAAGCAACACCCTTGTCGGTTATGCCTTGGTCCCTCAGCTCCTTAACCATTGTCTCCGTAGTAGTCAATACATGCTGGCTCCCCTTATGGAACCATTTGAGTACCTTGGTGGTGATCTTTGGGCTGACGCCATATATGTGTTGAAGAAATTCAGGCCACTTTGTATGGTATGCTGTCGTGTAAGGACGCTGATTCTTCTTACACCACCGCACAGCCGCAATACCCAACGTACCTTCAACTGCAATATGAATATGGTCTGGATTACTTTCTTCAATCATTTTACCCAGACCAAGCGGAATGGAGATAACCACGTCGTCATATCCGGGGCATTTGAAATTACGAAAATTGCCTGGGTGAATTACCGTAACCAGCCATCCTTCTTGTTCAGATTCCCTGATACAGTTTTCAAGAGTAGTGACTACTCCGTTAACTTGGTTCCAAGCGTCAGTTACTATCGTCAGTCGATTCTTGTATGTCATGCCAGTATATGAGTTTGAATTCGCCGTCTGTGGTTTCAACCAGTGCTGAGCAGCTTTCGACCCAGTCACCATCGTTGAAATATTTCACACCATCTATTTCTTTTATTTCTGGGGTGTGGATGTGCCCACAAATAACTCCGGCGTAATCTTTTGATTTGCAATAAGTAGCCAAATTATTCTCGAATTCAAAGATGAAGTCAAGCGCGTTCTTCACATTGTGTTTCAAATACGAACTGAGTGACCAATATCGAAGACCAAATAAATTGCGGGCTCGATTGAAATGTCGATTAAGCCAGATCAAAAATTCATATGCTGAGTCACCCAACAGGGCCAACCATGGCATCAAATTGGTAACTCCATCAAACAAGTCACCGTGTGTTACCAAGTAACGTTTGCCATCTACACCAATATGATCATAGTCGTCAACAATCTCTATGCCATCAATAGCAAAATGTTCCAACCAAGGGCGCAAGAATTCATCATGATTGCCTGCAATGTAGATGATCTTTGAGCCATGTCGTTGCTTATTGATAATTTGGCGAATGACTAAACTGTGGGATTCTTTCCAAAAGAATTTCTTCTTGATCCGCCAACCATCAATGATGTCACCCACCAGGTAAAGGTTGTCACAGCTATGAAGTTTGAGGAAGTTGTTGAGCAACTCTGCCTGACAGCCGCGAGTACCCAAGTGCACATCGGATACGAATATCGACCGATAGTGGTTTAGTTTTTGTTTCATACGTATCCGTAAGTGGTTG